ACTCTCGAAATGGCAGAGGAAAAGATTGCGGAGAGGATTGACGCTAATTTACTTAATGTCAATATACAAAATATAACTGATCTTCCTAAACCTATGTTTGAAAATAAGGTTAGTAGCCTTACTAAGAAAACACAGGGATCATTAATTATTAAAGAGTATCCAACTGCTTCTGCCCACTCAGGACATTTTAAATCATTACTTCAAGAGTTAGCGTTGAAGAAATCATTTAGACCTGATATAATATTCATAGACTACCTTAACATCTGTGCTAGTTCACGATATCGTCAAAACGCCTCTGTCAATTCCTACTCGTTCATCAAAGCGATTGCGGAAGAACTCAGGGGTCTTGCAGTTGAGGCGAACCTTCCGATTGTATCTGCCACTCAAACTACTCGTAGCGGTTTTGCTAGTAGCGATGTGGACCTTACTGACACCTCTGAATCTTTTGGACTCCCTGCTACTGCTGACCTTATGTTTGCCCTTATTTCTACAGAAGAGTTGGAGAGTTTAAATCAAATAATGGTCAAGCAATTGAAGAATAGATATAATGATCCTACAATCTTTAAAAGATTTATTGTAGGTATAGATAGAGCAAAGATGAGATTGTATGATGTTGAACAAAAAGCACAAGAGGATATTCTTGATAGCGGAAAAGAGGAAGAATATGATCCACATGAAGAAAAGAAACCTAAAAAATCATTCGCAGGATTTAAATTTAATTGATGGATATAAAGATAGTTAACATAGCAGGTCTCGATGTTAGTATTTCAGATGAAACTGATGGGTTTGGATTTAATACTTGTCAAGAAGCTGTTTATATTTTTAATGAATTTGGACAGGGAAGAAAATATGATAATGCTTTAGAGTGTTTTTGTGGACCTGGATATTATGGATTAGGTCTTTGGAAGAGTGGAATAGTAAAGAATATATCTTTTAGTGATATCGCACCAGAAGCTGAAGAAGTAATGAGAATGACTTTTGATGAGAATAATATAGATTTTCCTTTTTACTTATCTGATAATTTTGATAATATTCCTAAACAAAAATTTGATTTAATTGTCGGTAATCCCCCTCATTTTAATAAAATTATTCCAAGAGAAAATAAGATGCAACCTTTACCTGGTGAAGATAGAAAGATGCAAGATATAGATTGGAAAATACATGAAAAATTTTATAGTCAAGTTGGAGAATATTTAACTGATGATGGTTCTATAATGTTAATGGAAGCTTGGGATGGTTCAAGACTAGACACTTTTCAATCTATGATAGAAGATAATGGATTACAATATCATAAATTCTATCCATCTAAAGATCTCACAAATCCCAATAATCCTGGTCCTGGTGGAAATTATTATATTGAAGTAAAGAAAAAGTGTGCTATAATATAAGAAAAGAAATAAATTAATGAGTAAACAAGTAGATACCCAAAAGTATACTGAGTTTGTAGACGCAGTAACATCTAAAGAATCGAATGATTATATTTCATTTAACTCTAGATGCTTTGAGATACAGAAAGATCCTGATGGAATCCCTGTACATCGTTTACTAACTGCTGCTCTTGGCATTTGTGCTGAAGGTGGTGAGTTTACTGAAGTAGTAAAGAAGATGGTATTCCAAGGTAAGCCTGTGAATGATGAGAACATCTTTCATATGAAGAGAGAACTTGGAGATATAATGTGGTATGTTGCACAAGCATGTATGGCACTTGATACTGACTTCAATGAGATTATTGAAATGAATGTAGAGAAGTTAAAGGCAAGATATCCTGGTGGAGAGTTTGATGTTCATTACTCAGAGAATAGAAAGGATGGTGATCTATGAATATGGAAGATAGAGTATTATGAAGAATTGGTCTGTTCAAGACATATATCCAACACCTGTATATTGTGCAGATGTTTCTAATTTTGATACAATACAAAATGAAATAAAGGGTGTAATAGATAGATCAAATTTTGATTATCATTCAGGATTTGGAGAGACTCATAAACTTTCTGAACATTTTTCTACTCATGTGACAAAATATTTGATGGGAGATCTTCCTATTTTTAGTAATGAGTTGAATGGTCATATATTAAGATATTGTCAACAATTAAATTTTGGTATTAGAGAATATCAATTTGTAAATTCTTGGATGACATTATTTGAAAAGGGTGATTATGCACATATTCATAGTCATAATGATGTAGATTTTTCTGGTGTATATTATTATCAGAAAGAATCAGATACTGAAGATTTTTTCTTTGAATCTCCTGTGGAGGGTGCAAAATTATCAGCAGCATATTATGGTGGAAGGATATATCCACCTACACATACAGGTCTTTTAATGTTATTTCCTGGTTGGTTATATCACGGAGTGGATAAAATAGAAGCAGATGGAAAAAGATATAGTATATCTTTTAATATAGAATTTAAAAAATTTAATGATATTTTTCCTGTAAATGTCTTATAGTATAGAGCAGTTATTTTCTACACCTGTATATGTTGCACAAGTAGATAAGTTTGATAGTATTCAAACAGAAATTACTACTGCAATGGAGTCTATCAATTTTGAAATGAATCCTGATTGGGGACAAACTCATTACTTATCAGATCCAACCTTTGAGGAATCTTTATTTACTACTCATAAGTTTCCTATTTTTAAAGAAGAAATAGATAGGAATTTAAAAATATATGCTAAGTCTCTACAATTTGAAGTTAAAAAATATATCTTTCATAGTTCTTGGATAGCATTATTTGAAAAGAATAATTATGGACATATCCATCATCATGGTCACTCTGATATTTCTGGTGTCTACTATTATAGTAGAGCAGAAGACGATGGGCATATATTTTTTGAATCTCCTGTTGATGCAGCATCAAGTTCGTTACCTTATTTTGGTGGAAATATAACAATTCCTGGTACTATTGGAACACTATTGTTATTTCCTGGTTGGTTAAGACACGGTATAAGACCAAATAAAACTGATATACCCAGAGTTAGTTTATCTTTTGATATTGTATTTGATAGACTTGCGTATAGTAAGCGGTAAATAAATATTTAAAAATACTTCTATGGCATCCAATACTTTAGGTGCAGATGTTAATGAGATTCATTTAGCATATCTATTGAATGGGAATTCTTTTCCTGATAGTCAATCACAACAACAAATAGAAAGAAGAAGTCAAGCTTTATCTGAGCAAGTAGTTGGTTGGCAGAAAGGTAGAGCTGAAGCAATGTATAGAAGATTTTTAAGTTTTTTATCCGATAAGAATTATGGTTCGCCAGTTGCTTCTTATTGGACTGCTAGACCTGGATTCTCATTTAATAATATTATGGGAATGAATGTAGATCAAAGATTAAATCCAACTGATGTTTTGGTTAGATTAAATGGTACACCCCAATGGTATGGTATATCTGCAAAATCAACAGTATCTGGTTCAGCAGGATTTAAAAATCCAGGAGTTGGAACGATAGATAAGTATTTGGGTTCAAACCTTAAAGGTATTGCTGCTGATTATGTTAATCAAATAATTGAAAGATTTGAATTACCAACTTCTGCTAAAGCAAGAAAACTTGCTATAAATGCTGATCTATCAACTAAAAGAACTATAATGAGTGAATATGGGTCACCTTGTCTTTCTGCTATGAGAGATTCTTATATGACTGTTCTAAATAATTTACCTACTCAAAGAAAGATTGAGTTTTTTGCAACAGAATGGATGAATGAAGATCCCAATATTCTTAGATTGCCTTATGTTAAAATAACAGGTAGTGGAACTGATCCCTATACTGCTAATCTGTATGATCCTATTGGATCTTCAAAAGTAAGGCATTTAGTTGCAGGTCCTATTGTTCTTGAAAATGTTGGGGTTGATGCCATTGGTGTTCGTGCTAATAATACTAGAATCTTTAAAATGAGATTTAAATTTGAAAGTACGCAACTTGCATCATCATTAAAAATGTCTGGAGACCCTTGGTAATGGAAAAATTAATAGAACAACTCATTATTGAGTTTAAAAAAATAAAACATGTTCGTGGAAATTTATTTGAAAATTTCTTATCTTTTGTGCATTTATGCTTAACAGGTAAGAAAGATGATAAATATAAGGTAAAGAAGAATCAAATATTAGAATATATTGTTGTTAATAAGCAATCTATTAAACTGAGATTAATACAAAACTGATGAAATCTTTTGCAGCATTTTTAGTTGAAACCAGTGCTTCCCAACAGGCACAAAGATTGGGATTGGAAGGTGATGGTCATGGTGGATGGTATGATAAATCATCTGGAGAATTTATAGCAAAGACTGTAAAGGGAACTTTAAAGTTTTATAATAAGAGACAAGTTGTAGGAATGAGAGATCCTGCACAGTCTGAACAAGAAAGAAATTATTCAAATCCAAATACACAAGTTCCACCTGAAGGACAGCAAGCAGCTCCACCACAGGGACAGGGAGCACCCCCTCCAGAACCTACTCCAGAAGAAATAGCAGCACAAGAAGAACAAGCTGCAGCAGAGGAGAAAGAAGCAATTAGAGCAAATCTTCAGAGTCCTGATTTAGCAGCAGGTCCTCCACCAGTTGAAAAAACAAAAGGTACATTAACACTTGCATTTGGTAGGTTCAATCCACCACACGCAGGACATGGACAGTTAATGGATATTGCTGCAGAATCTGCTGCAGAAACTGAAGGTGATTATATAATTGTTCCTTCTCGTACTAATGATCCTAAAAAGAATCCATTAGACGCTGATGCAAAAGTTACTACAATGAGGACAATGTTCCCAGATCATGCTGAGAAGATTGTAAATGATCCTCAAAATAATACTATTTTTGATGTTCTTAAGAAAGCACATAATGATGGATATACTAATGTAAGAATTGTTGCTGGTGATGACAGGTTAAAACAGTTTGATAAGTTATCTCAAACATATAATGGAGAGTTATATCAGTTTGATGGTTTAGAAACTATATCTTCTGGACAAAGAGATGATGATGCTGAAGGTATGGAAGGATATTCTGCATCTAGAATGAGACTAGCTGCAATGGAAGGTGATTTTAAATCTTTCTTTAATAATCTTCAAAAAGAAGTTCCAGCAGTAGATGAGTTAGGAGATCCTTTAATAGCACAAGATCCAAAAACTGGTCAACCATTAGTTGATGAAGAAGGTCAATTAGTACAGGAAATGGATTTGGTTCCTATAATGTCTAGACAAAAGGCGAAAGAGTATTTTCTCGGTGTTCGTGAAGCAATGGGTGTTAAGGAAGTTAAGGAGTGTTGGAATATATGGGAGATAGCACCTAAAGATGATCCAGAAAATCTTCGTGAGGCATATATCAATAAAGAAATTTTTGATATAGGTACAAAGGTTGAGGATGTAACTACTGGATTAGTTGGCAGAATTATTCGTAGAGGTACTAATCATTTAATCTGTGTTACTGAAGATCAAATAATGTTTAAATCATGGATTAAGGATGTATCTGAGTCAGTAGTTAATGGAACCACTAAATCTGGTGTACCTGCAAATCAACGCTTAGTTGGTACTGACGCACACTTTAGATATGTTCAGAGTTTAGTGCCTGGAAGTAGCTGGGGACTACAATTCATAAATAAATACAAGGTAAGAAAAAGTTAGTGAAGTTTTCCAATGAGCAAAAATATCGTTGAAGAATTACCAGCAAGAAAAACTGCACCTGCTACTGCTGCTGTAAAGGCTAATGCTGGCGGTAAAGGTAGTGTTGAAGAAGCTTCTGAGAAGAAAATTCGTCAGGCTGTATATGATATAAGATATCGTGCTCGAAGGGAAGATATAGATCTGAAAGCTGCTTATGCTCAGTATATGGCAAATAGTAGTTTAAATCAAAAAGAAAAATCTATTGTTAGAGAGAAACTCTTTGGTAAAGATGGTGGTGGTGTTAAGGAACAAGTGATGCTTAATGTTGATGAAATTGCATCAGATAATTTAGCAAATGCATTATTTAAAGTATTTGTTGAACCAGATATACAAGAAGAGGAATTGGAATTAGCTTATCTTGATCAATTAAATGAAGAAGACGCTAAAAAGTTTAAAGTAAGAGTTACTGATAATAATGGTAAATCTTATGTTAGATATGCAAATAGGGATAAGATTACTCAACTTCGTCAAAATAGTAATATTAAGTCTGTTGAGATGACTGGATATGGAGAACCATATGAAGGTTCTCGTAAGAAGAAGGCAAAGAAGGATTATGATGGTGATGGTAAAGTAGAATCTCCAAGTAAAGAGCATGCTGGTGCAGTTCATAATGCTATTCAGCGTAAGAAGGGTGGAAAACCTGATGGTAAGGATACCAGAAGTGAAGCAATGGAAAAAGCATGGGAAAGAACTTTCATTGCAGATGGAACTGTAACAACAGAACCAAAAAATAAAAAGAAAGTTACTGGTGAGAATGTAGATAATTATAAGTCTGGTGCTGTTAAGATTGCTCCAGTAGAAAAGACTGATGAAGATCCTTCAATAAAGTCTGCTAGAGGTGGAATCTATGCATCATTTGCACATCAGAATATGTTGAATATACTTGCTGAGAAAGCAGCATGTAAGAAGAAAAAGAAAAAAACCTATTCGGAGGCAACAGTAAACACAAAAGATTGTGAGAAAAAGACTGAAGAAAAGGAAAAAGATATGCGTGGTTATTATGCTAAGATAAATCTTGTTAAGAATAAGATTCGTTCTATGGGTGTTAAAGATCCTTGTATTATTGCTGATCCTGATGATGTTGATAAAACTTGGGATGACAAGTGTGTTAAGGATGGTATCAAGGATAAAGATGATGATAAAAAGGTGAATGAGGATAAAACAACAGTAGCACCAACACATAAAGCAGGTGAAAAGAATAGTCAGTATGAAAAGGATGGTACTAAGAAGAAAAAAGATACAAGATATAATCCATTCAAAGATGGTAGAACACCAACGAGTACTTCAGAAACAACTGGACCATAATGTGCTATAATGAGTGAAGTAATTATTACACCAGATCCTGATGGTCTATATGACTATGATCACTGGTTTGACCCCCCTATGGAGATTAAAATGAAAATGAACGAAGACATCGTGATTAACACGAAAGAAGGACTAGAAGTGGTTACTGTACCACAGTCTTTACATGAGATAGCATATGATTTTGCTACAGAAGGTCCTATAACAATAAACACTACTGGTGGATCAGAAGTTTTTAATGTCCCAAATCAATGAAGGTTGGGCATCTCGTACCCAAGAAGAACGAGATGAAATGAATAAGAAAGAGCGAGAACAGAGAATTCTTGCTCTTTCAAAAAAATATGGAAGTAAGAAAGTAAAACAAGCTCAAAAAGAAGCAGACGATGATAATAGAAGAAAGGGAAAAAGTGTTAAAAGAAATCCAGCATCTTGGAAAGAATTACAATCTCGTATTGAGAATTCAAAGGATAGACTAAAGAAAGGAGAAGTTAAGAAGTGGGATGATGAAAAAGGTAGATGGGTATCAAATAAAGAAGAGGATGTTAATGAAGAAGCACCACCAACAGAAAAGCATGAAAGGATGGTGAAGCATATTAAAAAATCATATAAAAAAGATGGTAAGTTAACGGATCAAGAAAAATCTATTGCATATGCCACAGCATGGAAGAATTATAATAAAGAAAAGACAACTTAGATTGCTATATAGTTCAGTTGCGTTTAGCAAATGAGTTGTAAAGGAACACTCCCGAAAGAGGTAGTTCTTGAAGCACTTCGGTGTTGTCGAGATGTATATCCACATGAACAAGATTATTTGGTTAGTAGGAAAATTGCAGGACATACTATTCTTGCAGTAGAAGGTACGAATGAAACTACTGATTGGATTACTAATCTTAAGTTCTTAATTAAGAGGGATGATTGTCATAGGGGATTTAAGAATAATGCTAATAGAACATTAGCACAATTAGTGGTTGCCTATGAAGGATTAAACCCAGAAAGAAAACTTGTTATTGCAGGTCATTCACTTGGTGGTGCTACTGCCACATTAATAGCAGATCTCCTTTGGGAATCTGGTAATACAAATATTGCACTTATTACTGCTGGTTCACCAAGACCAGGAGGAAGAAGATTGAGAAGGAGGATTAAGGATCTTGAACACTACAGGTTTGTACACGGTAATGATATTGTGCCAACGACTCCTCCATGGCTTGCTGGATATGTTCATACTCATCCAGTTACTAAACTTGAGGACGCAAACGACACAAGATTTGATGGGGTCGCAGATCATAACATGGGCGACTACTATGACGCAGCAGTAAAACACTACGA